ATTGGGAGGCTAGAGACGTTTGAACAAGACTTAGGAATTGTAGCAAAAACCATTGGTCTTGAGTTGCCTAAAAAATTAGAAGAAAAAAACAAAAGCTATTCAGAAAGACTAGAACTTAGTCAAGATGCAGTTCGCTTGATTACCGCCATATACCATGATGACTTTGAAAAGTTCGGCTATGAGCGAAGAAAATAACGAAGGCCAAATGATTTACCTACACGCGGCACAGGTATTTTGGCACACCAAACTTGGAAAGAAGCTGGTGGCAAATACCAAGGGCAGTGAAGACATGCCCATTAAGTTTGTGTCAAGGGCAAAAAACACCTTTGACATAAACAGATTCCCCGAAACGATGAACTCCTTGCAGATGGCGCTTTTTGGCAATAGGAAGGTGCACAACTTTAGGGTAATTAAATTATACAGCAGCAAGCCAATATCCAGGTCGTTTGCCTATTTAGAAAAAGATTACGAACAGAATTTCCAATGACTACCATAACTATGTTTGAGTCCGTCACAAAGACGGACAAACCGCACTTCATAGACGTAGTGGCGGCATTGGATAGAATCGTATCGGGCAGGAGCGCCGAGAATGTCCTTGCCATCAGGGCAGGAAATGCAGACCTAAAGAAATCTCTCCCAGTTGCATTGTTCTCCGGCACCTTCTCCGTCCGAAAGGATGATGCGCTAGAGGCTCATAGCGGGCTCATAGTCCTTGACTTTGACCACGTAAGCGCAGAGGCCTCAAAGGCCCTGCTTTCTACCGATGAGTACGTCTACGCATGCTGGATATCACCATCGGGACAAGGACTCAAGGCTCTTGTCAAGATAAGCAACCCCGAGAGGCACAGAGAACACTTTAGAGCCCTTCAGACGTACTATGAGAGCACCTATGGCCTAGAGGCTGACCCATCCGGAATAAACGAGTCTAGGGCGTGTTTTGAGAGTTACGACCCTGAGCTAGTTCGCAACGACAACAGCAAGTTGTTTGGGGGCATGCTAAAGGAGCAGCAGGAACACCAAGTGGCCCACATGCAGGAGCTTCACACCGACTACGAGAAGCTTAGCGTTGTCGCTAGAATGGTGCGCCGAGCCCAGGATGGCGAGAAGCACGCAGTGTTGCTCCGTGCCGCCATTCTTTGTGGCGGCTACGTCGCGGCAGGGAGGATGGAAGAGGATGAGGCAGAAAGGGTGCTGCTTAGAGAAATCGAAAAGAAAAGCAACGTCGAAAATCTATCTCTTGCCAAGAGCACAATTAAGGACGGTATTGCCGAGGGCAAGAAGATTCCAATCCGTGATGTCATAGAGGACGAGTCTCGCATACGCCGAGACATGCAAATCAACGACGGAGATATGTCGTTTATATCTTCAGACGATACCGACTACAACTGGATTGAGAGATTCGCTAAGGGTGATATAATAAGAGGACTTAGCACAGGGTTTGAAATACTAGACCAACATTTTGTGTTAAAGAGGGAGCTCACCATCATCAATGGACACAGCAACGTAGGCAAGACCACCATGGCGCAGTTTCTAATGGTGGCATCAGCAGTTCAGCATGGATGGAGATGGGTGGTCTACTCTAGCGAGAGCAAGACAGCATCCTTTAAGATGCGTCTTATGGAGTTCTTACTTGACAGGCCCATTGACATGATGAACTACGATGAGCGCACGGCGGCATTTAAGTGGGTCAACAAACACTTCACCGTCATAAGCAACGCGCAGGTATACAGCTACTCTGACCTGCTTATTTTCGCGGAAAAGCTAGTGCGTCAAGAGCGTTACGACGGATACCTTATCGACCCCTACAACAGCCTGAAGATTACGATGGGCAAGAACAATCAGGGCATCACCTCACACGAGTACCACTATGAGGCGGCATCCGAGTTCCTAACCTTCACAACGCAGAACGACATTGCCCTTTGGGTAAACGCTCACGCTATCACCGATGCTGTTCGCCGCAAGGGTCCCGATGGATTGCCAGTGGCTCCCATGGCGGAGGACACCGAAGGTGGGGGCAAGTGGGTCAACCGTGCTGACTCTGTACTCACATTTCACAGGAAGGTCCAGCACCCTGACCCGGAAATCCGATTCAGAACGGAGATACACGTCAGGAAAGTGAGGAACACCGAAACCGGAGGTGGCAACACCCCCTTCGACCAACCTGTACTTTTTGAACTTAACTATACGCGCAGCGGAATGAACCCGATGTTCGGCAAGAAAACTTTTAGGCCAATGCACTTGAATTCAGGGAGCATTGACCTAACTTAGTACTAGTGAACTATGAAAACATTCAAATCATTCTACCAAAACCGCCCAGCCTTAACGTATACTATGCGGGTCGCCACTTTATGGTCCGTAAAAAACATAAGGAAGTCTATTGGAAATACATTTCAGCAGCGCTTGCGCCGTTTGGCAAATTTCATCTGGAACGATTTTCTATTGCTGTGCGCTACAATTGTCGCTATGATGTTGATAATGCTATATGTTGTAGTAAATTCCTTGCTGATTATCTACGAAATCATGGCCACGTTCCTGACGACACTCCAAAGTATTATCTCTCGCAGGAAACCCGCTTCGACGCGTCGCTCCCCAAAGAGCAGTTCCTAGTAACCATAACATCTCATGGACAAAAAGGAACTGAGCAAGACCTACTTCATGGCGACATCGAGAATAGCAAATGCAGCGACACTCCTGTACGAAAGCCTGCACGACGAAGCAGGAAGAGCAAGGACTGACGCAGACAGGCTTCACAATACCATACGCAAGTTCAAGAGGGAGATAGACAGCGAGTTTGATATGATTCGCTCCGCATTATTGGAATACCACGATGATAACGCTGATATTTCTTGATGGCCTTAACGGCATCAACTACCACAGACTAATGACTCCGTTTCTTCGCCTAAAGGCAGAAGAAGGAATCAACATACACTTTTTCTCGAGCTTCGATGAGCTCAAAGAATTTGATATGACAAAGGTTGGTAGCGTGGTAGTATCCAGAAGGTGTACCGTATCCAACTACCGGTCCTTTAAGCGTTGGCTAAAGGGATATAAGGTAAAGCTCATCCTTGACAACGACGACTACTGGGAGCTGCCCGACGACAACCCTGCAAAGGAGGTATACAAAAAGCAAATATCCCACGAAATTCTAGCAACCATTAGGATTGCCGATGAGATATGGACACCCTCTGAGGCGCTAGCCCATAAGATGCGAAAGGTAAATAAAAATATACCTTACAGGATTATCCCCAACACCGTGCATGAGCAAGAAGAGCAGTGGGCTGACCAAGAGAAAGACCCAAACCCCAATGGGCTGGTTCGCTTTGGATACTTAGGTGCTAACGGGCATCAGAAGGATTTGCTATCAATGGGGATGACCTTTGAAGACTACGAGCTATACTGCATGAACCTGATGGACTATCCGGACCTTCTTCGTGCTAAATACACGATGTATCCAAAGGACATCCACCTATATGCGCAGCTCTACCGACACTTTGATGTGTCGTTATCGCCAATAATAAACACCAAGTTCAACAGGTGTAAGTCCAACCTAAAGGTCATAGAGGCAGGTTATACCAAGACAGCAATCATAGTGTCAAACGTCACCCCATATAAGGAGGCGGTGATTCACAACAAGACGGGCATGATATGCTCAACTCCAGAAGAATGGAGGAAAGCTGTTAAGGAGATGACCCTTGAGAAAGCGCAAAACCTTGCTGGCGAACTATACGAGTACTGCAAAAAGCACTACGATATATCCCTCATTAACAAGGAGCGGCTAAAAGGATTAGTATAGCTCGTTACAGCCGCAGCGTTCCGCGAAGAAGCTGTCTATCTTAGCAACCTTTCTCAGTATATCCTTCTCGTGCTTACGAGCAACTGCTTGAGCTTCAGGGGTCGAGTCGCAGTTGGCAAACAAAGATGCGGCCTGCTGGAGTAGACTATCAATCTGCTCTCTCTTACTCTGGTTGGTGTAGTATTCCCATTCCATTGGACGTTTTTTTTCGGCAATAGCCATTACTTCCTGACTCAAAGGTAGTTATATTTTGTAATTAAA